GGTGAAGCCTCCCGCGAGCGCGTATTGCTTGCGCCCGAAAGTTTCAGCGTGGCGGGCAGCGTGGGCGCGTATCAATACTGGGCGCGGGCGGTGTCGCCTGCGATTTGCGATGTTCATGTGGCGAACGCGGTGGACACATCGGGCAACCCCATCGGCGGCACGGTGGCGGTAACCATCTTAACCAAAACAGGCGCGCCCACCGCCGAACTCATCAGCCAAGTGCAGCGCGAGCTATCGGGCGAAACCAAACGCCCATTGTGCGACACGGTGCTGGTTTACGCGCCCAAGGTGGTGGACTACACCGTCAACGCCGATTTGGTGCTGTTTACAGGCGCAAACGCCGCCGAAACCAAAGCCGCCGCCGAAGCCGCATGGGCAGCGTTTGAAGCCGCGCGGCGGCAGAAGCTCGGGCGCGACATTGTGCCGTTGGATATTTCAGGCAGCCTGAAAGTAGCGGGCGTGTACAACGTCATCCTGCATTCGCCCGCCCACACCATCGTTGCGCCCAACCAATGGGCGCGCTGCACTGCACTCAATCTGCGCGTGCTGCCCGAGCAGCAGGACGGCTAACATGAAATTGAGCTACGCCCAAATTATAGAACGCGACCAGCGTTACAAAATCCTTGCCGATTTAGGCTTGCGGCTATCGCTATTGGACACACCCAAGCTGATGCCGCGCTTGGTGGATTTGGTTGCGCCCGAGCACCTGATTTTGCTGGCAGAAAGCCGCAGCATCTTGAACGAAGACGGCTACTGGTTGGCTGAAAGCGACAGCGCACGCCGCCGCCTGATTAAAGGCGCATACGAGCTGCACCGCAAAAAGGGCACGCCGTGGGCAATCCGCGAGATTGTGCGGCGGCTGGGCTTCGGGCAGGTGGAGTTGATTGAGCGCATGGGCAACAAAACCCACAACGGCGAAATCAGGCGCGACGGGCGGTACAGCCACGGGCACAGCGACCGCTGGGCGCACTACCGCATCATTATGAACGCGCCGATTACCAACGACCAAGCCGCCCTGCTGCGGCGCACGCTGGCTGCCTTTGCCCCCGCCCGCTGCATACTCGCCGCGCTGGACTACCAAACCGCCAGCCTGCGCCACAATGGGCAAGCCACGCGCGATGGCGCGTTTAACCGTGGCACGGCGTAGGCAGCCTGAAAAATGCAAATGTCCCAATCATCAAGGAAAACACATGGCAAACCTTAAAGAAACCGCCTTTTGGGAAGAAGGCATCTACCAGTTTGAGACCACCGACCCCGTGTTAGGCGGCGAAAACGGCATAGACAACAAACCCACCCGCCAGCTTGCCAACCGCACCGTCTATTTGAAACAAGAGCTGGAAACCGCCCAGCAAAGCCTACGCAACCGCATCATCAGCGCGGGCGCAGGGCTGACAGGAGGCGGCAATCTATCCACCGACCGCAGCATTGCGCTAGCTACGCCGTCCACGCTTTCAGGCAGCACCGCCAACTGGGCGGGCAACGGCACGGTGGGGCATACGCATGAACTCGCTGCTGCCACCGCTACGCTGGCGGGCGTGGTCAAGCTGATTAACACGCTCAACAGCACGGCGACCGATGCCGCGCTGTCTGCCGCGCAGGGTAAAGTGTTGAACGATGCCCTTACCAAACTCAACGCGCTGCTCACAGGCTACACCGCTAACAGCTTTTGCCCCAGCGGGCAAATCGGGCTGTTTGCGATGGACTACGCCCCCGCAGGCTGGCTTAAAGCCAACGGTGCGGCGGTATCGCGCACAGTGTATGCCAAGCTGTTTGCCGCGATTGGCACGCGCTTTGGCGTGGGCGATGGGCATAGCACGTTTAACTTGCCCGACTTGCGTGGGGAATTTATGCGCTTTTGGGACGATGGACGCGGGGTGGACAGCGGGCGCGGGCTGGGGACTTGGCAGGGCGACGCCATCCGCAACATTGCGGGCAATGCGGCGACTTATACCCAAGACGACATCCGACCCAACGGTGTGCTCGGCATCAGCAACAAAGCCACGCGAGGCATCGTGTGGGAGAACAACTGGCAGAACTTCGGCATTCAGGCGCAATTGGATTTTGACGCTTCGCGCGTGGTGCCGACCGCCAATGAGAACCGCCCGCGTAACATCGCGCTACTGGCGTGCATCAAAATCTAATCATGTAAAAGGACGAAACGATGAGCGATTTACCCCAAACCAAACCCGTGTGCCAACTAGACGCAGAGGGCTTTTATGTTTGCCAAACCGTAGCCGATGCCGACCCCATGCAGCCTGAAAACTGGCTAATCCCCGCTGGTTGCATTGATACCGAGCCGCCCGAAGTGAAGCCCAATTTAGCGGCAAAATGGCAGCCTGAAAGTAAAACATGGGCATACCTGCCCGACCATCGCGGCAAAACCGCCTACCGCACCGACAATGGGCAGCCTGAAACGGTGGAAACCGTGGGCGAACTGCCCGCGCATCTGACCACCATCGCGCCACCTTCCGAGCTGCACGAATGGAACGCGGAAAAACAAACATGGCAGCTTAATCGCGCCAAGCAAAAAGCCACCGAGCAAGCGCAGTTTCAGGCTGCCCAAGCGGCAAAACTGACCGAGCTGGCGAACGCCGCGCAAGCCTTTGTGGATAAGCATGCCAAAACGGATATTGTCCCCGCGTTTGAACAAGAGACATGGGCAATGCAAGGCGCGGAAGCGCGAGCATGGGCAGACGACGACAACGCACCCACCCCCATCTTGGACAGCATCGCCCACCACCGCAATATTGACCGCATTATGCTGATTCGCGCCGCGCTGCGCAAAACGCAACAGTATGAAGCGTTGGCAGCAGGCGTGGCAGGG